CTTATAGCCTGTAGAGTCCTTGTTTGAGCCTCTGTTGCAGGTGCAATAACATCGGCTATAGCCTGACCTGCTTTGCCTCTGATAGTGTCAGGAACAGAGTAAGGTTTAAAGGCTTCTGAGTAAGAAATAGATTTGGCTGTATCCATCTTAGATAAGATTTTATTAGCGTTCCAAACAGTGACTCCATTCATCCATGCCTTTACTGCATATTTATTCGCTTCAGACATACCTGAAGTGAGCATTACCTTCCCTGCACGGTCTACTATATCGAAGCCACTTATGGCTGTATCTAAATGTTGAGGTGTAATATCGGGGACTTTAGTGTGTATCTTTCTGAGTGGAAGGAAGCCTTCCTCCAGCGTTTGTTGTGGAAGGCTTTCCACTAACTCTTTCACTGTCTTTCTGAGTGGAATCTTTTCCGCTTTGGTTATCTTCATTCCAGCCTTCGCTGTTTTAGCCACAGCCTTCGCTCCTTTAGCACCACCCATTACGGCTAAAGAAGTTCCTCCACTAAACGGAGCCAAGGCTATCCCTACTGCTTCGGGGCCAACTGGCATTAAAACATCTGCTCCAAAAGCAGTCCAGCCAAAGGCTTGAATCTTAAACGGAGTTGATTGTTGATATGGAAAATGATTGGTTAGTTCCATGAACATAGGCATAGTTGCAACAGCAGCATACCTTGCTTCTTGGTCAGTCATACCTCCAGTCTCATAAGGTCTTATCATATCGGGAGCAGTAGGAAGAGTTTCAAATACACCAAACTCTTCTGCTGGTTTACTTGGGTCTTTTGTTTCAGTAGAAACATCTCGAATAATCTTTATCGTTGCTCTTGACGCTAAGGAAGTCAATTGCCTTAGACGGTGTTGCATCGGAGATTCAACTACAACACCACCTTTCTCTAAAGACCCAATATCATGGACTGCTGGTTGTGTTTTAAGTTCTTTATCTAAATCTCTTAATCTTTCCTGTTCCCGTCTTATCTCTGCTTTTAACTCAGGAGGAGGAACACTTAACGACCAATCATACTGGCGTATTTTTGCTTCAAGTGCTTTGACTTTTTCCTTTTGCTTTCGTTGAGCATCTTCAGCGGGTCTTCTTTTCGCTTGATAAACCCTTGTCTGCTCAGGCTTAAAGAGTATTTGTCTGCCCCATGAGTATTCATCCAACTCATCTTCTGTCATCTTCCTGCGTTGGCCTGTCTTCTCATCAAGGATAGTAGCAGTCTTCCAATCAACAGAAACAGGAGGAGCATCTTTTATTAAAGCCAGTTCTCCTGACGGTTCTACGGCTTCGGGAAAGGCTGCTTTATACTGTTCAAAGGCTAACTTTAAGGCTTCGTCTTTGTCCAACTCAGGATACTTTCCTCTTATCTCTGTAGACAATCCTCTTACAACCTGCTCTTCTTGGTCTAACTGTTGTTCAGCAGTTGGTGGTGACCAAGGCTTAGGACGCTTTGCTCCAGCAGGAGGCTTTAATACACCCTCTTCTGTAAAACCAATAGCCTGTCCAATCTCCAACTTTTTGTTAGACAAAACATCTATTTCATTCTCTACAGTAGAGAGTTCATCCAGTTGGCTTTCTCTAATAGCCTGTTCCTCTTCAGGAATATGCACTCCCTCAGCAGGAAGCCTACCTATAAGACTTTCTCTTCTCGCTTTGAGATAGCGCAGATTTCTCTCTATACGCTCTAACTCTTTGCGTGGGTCTTCGATTGGCAATGGGATTGCAGGTTCAGCCATTTATTCTTCTCCTTCTACCTTTGGATATGCAAGCCAGTAGGCTTTTGTTGCTTCTTTAAACGCAGCCAAAGAGTTGCCTTTGCTTTGAGCAGTCAGTTCTTTTCCTGCTCCTTTCCACTTAAAACCAATAGGCTTTCCACTGGCATCAAGTTTAGAAATGGTGTATCCATATGACTTGCTCCCTTTCCATCCAGTTACAATATAAAAGCCAACAGGATACAACTCTGCTCTTGTAGGGAGAGTAACCTCGGCTTCTTCTTGTGGAGTAGATGGTGGTTGTACTTCTTCCACTTCTTCTATCTCTTCCACTTCTTCGTCTTCATCCAAACCAAAAGCCGATTTAAAAGATTCTATTAGTGGACGCCTACCTTCCTCACGTTCTCCTTTACGATACCTTCTTCCTCGCGTCATTGAAGAGATGCGTCTACTTTTTTTCCTTTTCTTTTTAGGTGCTTCTTCATCTTTGTCTTCAAACAAAACGTCAGGAACGAATACATCTGCACCCTCTTCCATTTTAATATCGTACCGTTTATCCTTCTTCTCTTCTCTCTCCGCTGCTATCTCTTCTAATTCGTCAGGAACGAATACATCTGCATCAAAATCTCCAATCTCTCTTTGCGCTCTTTCTGCTCTCTTTAATGCTTCTTCAGTCTCCATCTGTGCTGGTGACGAATATTGTTGCTCAGGCCAATCAACTAACTCTACTTCCCAATCCTCTTTCTGTACTGCTCTTTCTGTACCTAAAGTTTCGAGAGAGGCTTCATCATCTCTTCTTTTTAATATTTCTGCTGGAGTCAACAAATAGTCAGGTCGCTTTGCCTCCTCTATTTGTTGAGGAGTCATAAACTCTTCACCAGTGATGGCATCATCCTCATCAATAATCCTTGCTTTCCACTCTGCCCTTCTCCTTTGTCGTTCTCTCTTTGCAACCTCTTTGGGGAAGTCCTTAACAATAGCATCCCACCCAGTACCTCTCCAATCGGGGTCATTCTCTATTCTTTGTGCTGAGAGAATATAAGTTAAAAACTCTGCCTTCTTAGGGTCATTGCCTTTAAACATTTCATCAGCAAATCTTACTATAGCAGGAGCCTGAATAGATGCTAAAGCACCTTCAGGTAGTGCATCAATATACTTTTGAGCCTCCCTCTCAGCCTTGTTCTTAGGAACAAAGGCTTTTCCCATCTCTGTTGTTTTCTCATCGAAAGTAACCTGAGCCAATCTCGCTTGAATATCGGGTTGTATCGCAAAGATTATTCTCTGATTAGGAGCAGCAGCAAAGTAGAGTTGAGAATACTCTTCATCTAAACCTTCCCTTGCGATTAACTCAGCCATAAGTTTCTGTTGATGAAGACCAGTCTTAGATTCTTTTACAAACTTTCTTATCTCTCCAAGCGGAGTAGTGCCTGTAAATTGAGGAGCCTGTAATAAGGCTGCTAACTCTGATGCTCCACCTTTCAACTGTTCTCTTTCAGAGAGAAGTTCTTTCCTTCTCTGCTCATTGCGAACATATCCAGTCCTATCTAAGAGGAGCCTTGTATCTAAATCAACGAGGTGTGGGAACTCACTGGAGATTTGTAGAAGTTCCTGCCTTGCTTGCTCTGCTTTTCTGTCATCGTATTCTACTCTCTCTCCCTGTTCATCGAGATAAGAACCCGTAACTGTCCAATCTGAAGCGTCTTGGAGATAGCCTTTTAAGTCAGGGTCTTCCTGCAATAACCTTGCTTTCCCTCTTTTATTCGCAGGGTCTACCTTAGCCTCTGCCTCGACTATCTGCGAAGAAAGTTTCGCAATCTGCTTGGAGATAAGTTTCTTTGCAGTAATCTTTTTCTTTTTCTTTTCGGGAGTCCACGTTTCTTCTTGGATGGTGGTCATCCTATCCATACCAAGGTAGGGTTTATGGCCTTGTTTTATAAGCCCTCTTTTGTCTTGGTCTATTTCTACCTGAGTAGAAACCGAAGATACCAATGGCATTATGTCAGCAACATATCCTTTAATATCTGTAGTAGACAATGTAGATGCTGGCTGTCTGCTTCTTACATCCTGCAAGCCTCTATCCAGTTCCATCGAATAAGCCATCTGCTGAGAAGGAGATAAGCCTTTGGCAGTTGTAGCCATCTGAAGTATTTGGTCGAGCCTTCCTTCAGATGTTAAATCTAATTCTGCTTTGGATATGATTGACGCTATTTCTTTTCTTGCAGAGGCAGGAAGTGTATACATTTTATCCACATCCTCTATAACTTTTTGTCTCGCCTCTCCTACAGAAATCGCTCTTCCTATTCCTGCTTCTTCGATTCTCGCTGCTGCCAACGCTGAGGAGTTTAACTCTTTTAAAAGAAGTCTTCTCTGCTGTGACAATGCTCTTAGATGCTTTAACTTTTGTTCCTGTCTCTCATTCTTATTACGGGCATCTACTTCTTTCTGTCTCTGCCTCGCAATGATGGCATCTAATCTTCCAAGTAGTGCGCCCACTTCTCTCTGTGCTGACTGTCTGTTCCTCGCTGTATATTGTAACTGAGTGACATAAAGCGTGAGAATATCAGTGCTTCCTGTATTATACAGATATTTATAAAAGTCAGCATTTGTCTGTAGTTGTTCAGGCATATTATTCTGCGCCCCCTGCTGGTTTTTGCGTAGTACCGCCAAGGCCATAAAGCATCTTCAGTTGGCTCATAGAGGCAGGATTCATAAAGGGAGAGTACCCTGCTCCTTTCTCTGCTTGCGCTCTCAGAATCTGCATCATGGCTTCTCTATTGGTTTCTTGTAGCATAGCCCCTTGATACTGAGCATATTGTTCGGCTGCGCCAGCAACTCCACCTAAAACGGCTTGCACCTTTCCAACCTTTTCTGCTTTCTGTTTCTCTCTGAGTGATGCTATTTGTGAGAGTTGTAATTGTTTTGCTGCTAACTCTTGTTGCTGCAACTGTTCGCCTACTCTCGACCTTTCTCTCATCGCAACATCAGTTATAGCCTTCTGTTGTTTGGCTGCTATTCCGCCACTAACATCTGCTATCTGTTGCTGTGAAGCAAGGACATCTCTTGATTGTCTTTCGGCTGCCAACTGAGGAGCCATAAGCCTTTGTTCAAGGATTGCTCTCTCCCCTTCAGTCATTCCCAACTGGCCAGCAGCCTCCAACTTTTCTAATTTCTTTAGTCGTTCTTCATCTTCTGCTGTAAAGAGTTGACTGGCTCCGTAAAAAGCCCCTCCTGCTCTTGCTGCGGTAGCGACTCCACCTGCGATTCCAAGTGCTGCTAATGTACCCGACATGCTTACCTCCCTCCTTCTAAATATAAAAACATTCTACTGTGAATCCCCATGAAAGTAATTGAGCAGATGCGTTATCACCATAGCCAGCAATCCCCATAACTAAGTCGGCTGCTGCGCCACCACTGTAAGTGTTGTACATGCTTACAGTATTTCTTCCTGAGTTTATTGCACCAGTACTAATCTGCTCTGACCAATAGGTTCTTGTAGAATCTGCTCCAGTGGCAGGGTTATCTTCTGCATATGCAAATAAATAACAAACACCTCTTGTTCCATCTTCGTTTGTTTTACTTTCAACAGAAGCCCAAAATTGAAAGAGTATTGTGGCTGGTCGGGCTATAGGAATAGTTATAGAGGTTTTAGGAATAACCATTCTGTTTGTATCGCTGCTCTCATACTCTGAGATAAAAGCACCTGACGTAAACAATGCCCCACTATTCTGACTGCAATACCAGCCTGATACATGGTGAGAAGCATTTTGTGTGCTTTCAATAAACGGTCTTACAATACTTCTCTTGTCACACCATTGGCCTGTACTCCAATAGTTTGCATCAGTGATAGCCACTGATTTCTTTACTGCTGCTATATTACTCTGCATATTAGCAGCCGTTAAGACTTCTCCTGAAGACCATGTTTTAGGTATTGTTACCGCCATTAGACACTCCTCATATTTATTAAAGTAATATTACCAGTTTTATATGCGAGAGTGTTTCCTGTATTCACAAACCCTGAAATGTAAGCCAGCATATTATCAGTGCCATCATTGAATGTATAAAATAATCCTCCGATTCTCAGCCTGATTCCATACCAAGTAGCATTGGAACCAAATTTATTATAGTATTGTCCTGAGAAGTTTTGATATTCCAGTGGTATTTGATGCACTCCAACTGACGAATCTAAGTACGTCATTTGATTAGGGATTAAAGCCATCGCAGCCATATCTCCTAAGTCTGCTCCATACCACTCTGTTCCTGCTGAAGTAGCAATGTGGCTTGTCATATTGCTCTGATTGGGTACAGCAGTCCATGACGCTGGTGCGCCAGCAGACCAGCCTTGTGCATACTCTAACCATACACCCCAACAAAAACGGTTCCAAGGTGCAAGCGGAGTAGTAAGAAAAGGTGTGGCATATACCTGATTAGAGACATTTAAATGAAAATAATATCTCGCTAAATCATTAGCAAGGAAGGCTTTCCCGCTACTTCCATAAGAAACTGCGTTAGAAACAATCGACCATACAGGTGCGCCTGTGGCATCTTTTGCTGCGACAACAGTCGCTGAGGAAGACCCTATTGTATTGGTATCATAATCTACGCAGATTAAACCAGCCTGACCATCTGTATTATCTAAGTCTAAAGAAGGAATATCTACTGCTTCGTTTGCACAATTGTCAGCGTTCATAGCCGTAGTAGTCTGTGTTGCAAAGTCAGAGAATAAAGAGTTTAAAGCAGTATGAGTAAGTGTATCTCCAGTTTCAGGAGGAGTATTTTTTATTTCAGACATTAACGCCACCTCGCTATGACAAGGCCATGTAAGTCCCACCAATGATAGACAGGTTTAATCACTGAGGCGTCATTATCTTTCGGCCCTGTTGACCTCATATAAATCTGAAGAGTCCCTGTTCCACCAGTAGAATAAGTTCCACAAGCGGTTCTAAAGGTCTGCATTGTCTTTGTTATTGGGCCATGCTCTGCAAGTATTTCTCCATTCCATAGAACTTTAAGAAAAGTATTTCTTTCTGATAGTGTGGAGAGAGAAGGACTGGCTGCTCTCGTTGTATAGTATTGGTCTGCATATATATTCATTCCAAACTCTATATGAACCCATCCTTCAGATAAACCAGTGATTGTTTCTGTATGAGCGATATACCAAACTCCTTTATAAGAAGTAAAAGTCTGACACTCAAACCCCTCGAAAGCGTCAGGGGTATTTGTTGAATCAATATAGTTATCGTTCTCTGCTACATTAAAGAGAGTGACTTTATGAAAAGCATTATCTTTTAACTGAGCCTTGTCGATATGGTCTGCTGGCATTGCAGTTCTATCTATACCGCCATTAAAGACGCTCTTATATTGAGAATATTCTGCGGAAAAATCTTCGGCATTTATTAGATGGTCTGCTCTCGGCTCTTTCTCTGTCCATTTTTTCATTCGCTCCCTCCTTTGGACTGGACAGGACAGGACGGAGTAATGTCGGAGAGAGGAAGAGTATTCCTTTTTTCTCCCAAATCGAAGTCGTTGGTTAGGTGTATTAGTCCTCTATACAAAAAGGGATTATCTTTATCTTTTTCATATATAGACTGTCCTGTCCTGTCACCCTCTACACCCTCGAAAGATAGGGCAACAGAGCCTTTCAACTCATGGACAGTATCGAGCGTGTGTTTAGCAGAGTGTCCATATCTCTTCTTACATTTTAAAAAATCTTTATTCATGGATTCTTCCCCTTCACCATCTTCGTTTGATTGGCGGTGAATAATATCTCGTATCCCACGATAATCACATCATCTGTACCAGTGAGTTCCCATTGGAAATGAGAACAGGAAGCATCGTATACATCCCATCTTACTGTAGTGATTAGATTATCTTCCCAAGTCTTTGTTCCATCTAAGAGAGTGACATCATAAACTTGTTGGCTTGCGTACTCAGGACGCTCTGCTGTATGAGTAGCCATATCATCAGCAGAGTAGGTAAAATCTTTTCTTATTTTCATCTGAAGAGTAGCACCTTTCCCTGTCGTATAAAGATGAACAGCCACATGTCTTACTTTCTTTTTTACCTGAGCATCACCGAAGTCAAGCCAAGGACTTTTGATTGTGAATGTAGGCGCACCATTAGGAGTTAGAGTATCATCTGCAAAAGTGCTACCTGTTTGTCTCAGCCCTGATATGACTTGGACTCCAGCCTGAACAGGACTTTCGGCTGCTCCTTCATTATGCCCGAATAAAATATTTCCTTGCTGGTCAGTATCTACGCAGGAGACTGGAAAGCCTTCTCTAAAACTCCATGTCATAGAATCAGGATGAAAGATTAAACCGAGATTCGGAATACTTGAACCATAGGTGCAGACATATAAATGATATTCTCTGTACTTAGAAGAGTAACATCCCGCTGCTCTCGTCAGTTGGTCTTTATTAACTCTCTTCCATTTCTTCTTTATTGGGTCAGAAATCTTTTGTATCTTTGGAGTATCTGAGTATTCCATATTCCCTGACAACAAATAGACCCCATTATATGTAGCAAAGACTACTCCTAAATCGGGGATAATCGCTGCACTGTTTGCAGCGGTAGACCCGATACCCTGAAGGATAGGAGAGATTTTAAAACCTGTGCTATAAGTCCCGATAACAACGTCTATAGACCTCTCTCTTAAGACTACAAGGAAGTTAAAATAATTTATTAAACCTCTTATTCCTCCACCTTTTGTGTTCCCAAGTTCCATAAAATCTAATGCGGAGAACTGGTCAGGCTTTAAAGGATTGGAATAATACAGCCTTGTATCTTCTGCTTCTCCTCCGTCAAGGAAAAGACAGGATTGAAATGTAGCACAAAACCGAGCATTTATTGCGGGAAACTCTACTGAAGCGGTAGGTGCTGGCTCTAAAGAACCGAAGGTATTAAATCTTCTGACATCATGATAGACTTCATCAACATTATTTTTAACTTCATCTATCAGATAAAAGGTGGATTCATTGTTACTGGTTCTATATAGTCTCCTTGCTACCGTACCCCTTGGCCCTCTCGGTATCTCTACAGCGATTGCAAAGATATAAGAGAAGGTGGGTGAAGCATCACCAGCAGTAGTCCATTCTGCTGGTCTGCTCTCATCAGAGAGAGGAGACTCTGAGCCTGTATTGGAGACAAAAGAAACTTTATAAATAAAGTTATTTGTATCCTCTGCGTTCTTTGAACCTAATCCTTGGCCTCTCGTATTATTATTTCTAACAAATAAACTATTCTCTGAACCACCAGTAGGCCGTGGTTTTGATGGGTCAGTCTCAGGTTGTCGAGGACGAGGGGGATGCGGTCTTACTGGAAAGCCGAGATTATACTTCGGGATATTGGTTGCTTGTGTAGCAGGAGGAATAGGCCAGCCAGCATATTTTAATGGTTGTCCATCACCAGTAGTGATAATAAGCCATCTTCCAAACTCCGTATAATACGCCGTAGTAGATGTCGATACGGGTGTAGTGCTTGTGAGAAGAGTGAAAGAACTGGCTTGTGGCCCTTGCCAATCATGACAGACTTTTATACTCCCACCTGTCTCATATACCAGTTGGTCTAAAGCACCGCCTCTTTTATTCCAATAATAAATGCTGTCGATTCTGTTGTCAGAACCCCAAGGGTCAAAGGCAGATTCTTTTACTAAGAACTTCTCATAGCCAATGCGAGAATCCCAACCACCAGTGAAAGGGTCTATCCTCATATTTGTAATAGAGTCGGCAAACTGCTTCTGCTGTGGTTGTCTTTCATCAACACCACCCAAGTTTGTAACATCTATTTTAGTTCCCCTCATTTATTACTTCCTTATGTTGTAGATAAAGTGGTGTAGATAATGGCCTGTCTACCTCTTGTTGGCATCATATCTTTCACATACCGTCTGCTCATTGAGGTTAAGAAATGTGAATCCAATTCATCCAACGCTTGTTCTTTTTTCTTTTGATAATAAACTGCTCTGCTATCATTATCTGTCATGATAGCGAGGTTCTCCAATGCTCCATATCCAATAGCATATGTCGCTGCAGAAGAAGGTATCTGAAGATTATCTTCATCCTCTGCGAGAGAAGGAGGCTTAAAAACATATCTGACATGGAGTTCTATATCTTCACTCTGCCTTGGATATAATCTCATCCTCTTTGTATTGCCGTTATTCTCAGGTGACCGAGGATATAACTGAATAACTTTATTTCTTCCCAACTCTTCCAGCGTTATATCAAAGTCTGTATTGGTTAAAGAAGTGCCAACCTCTGCAGCGATTCTCCAGTTTTTAAAACCATTATCGGGAGCCTTCCAAAGGATAGCCCAATATAATCCTTGTTGTGGAGTACCACCATAAGAAGTGGTGATTCTAATATTCTCTGAATCAGTCAGAGTTATAGATGTTGATTTAGATATACCACTATATCTTTTGCCAACGAGATACCCACTCTCGTCCCAATCATCATCATTAGCCCCTCTATAAATATACTGTACCGCTATCTCTACAGTCCTTATTCCTTGGCCTGAAGTGGTAGAGTTTGCTACAGCATAAACATTAACGGGACTTGGGAGATGGTGGTTGTCGTAGTTCACCCAGTATTGTGGAATACCAGTCTCACCTAAAGGAAGGTTATGCCACTCGTCTTCATATCTACTGAGAGCAATATATTTCCCCACTCTATTTGTTACAATCTCATCTGTTCTGCGAGAAACATTTAAGACCTCAACACAATCGTGTGGTAAATCAACATATCTATTCCTTGTAGTGAAGACATAGCCACCACCTGTTGTCACTTGTGGAGCAGGAAGTTTGTAATAGACCACTGTATCACTCAGCCTATAAGTGATTTCTAAAACAAATGTATTTGTCCCATCATCACAATAAACCTCCTGACCTTCACACCATGCTGGCCACACTTCTCCCGAAGGAGCAGTCAACTGAGTAGAAGATATAGCACCCCCTGTAGCAAAAGCATGGTCTTTATATACCTTAACCTTACATTCCTTTTGAGCGAAGTTATACGCTTTGGCTGTAAAGATATTAAAATATTGAGTGTTTATAATCCTATGAACTTTGTCCTTAAAGTCATCAGACGCAGGAGCGTAGTCCATTGTGGCTTCTATAAACTCTCGTACTTCTCCAAGATTTGCCATAAAAGATTCCTATAAAAATTTAAATAAAACCCCCGCAAGGGAGGTAATAGTGCAGGACAGGATGGGTATCCATTTACACCTGACACTAAAACCTACCTAAGAAGTTTAATAGCCTTGTCGAATAACAAAGACTGTCGCAAGTGTTTCTGAACCTTTCGCCTCAGTACCGATAGCACAAAGTTGTGCTGCCTTTTTATCTACGGAGTGAACAAGTTTTCCACCACTTACACTGGCAATCAGCAAAGAGTTAGCAGCGCAAGAGGAATCAACCTTACATTCGCACAAACCTGAGATACAGATTCGAATTGAATCACCAGCAGCAGAAGCCGCTTCTAAGGCGACTCCCACAAAGATGAACTGAGCAGCAGTGTCACACTTGACAACTTTCAATGCTTTGTCAGAGTCATTAGATTCTGACAAATCAAGAGCCACAGCATCACCAGCAGCAATTGCAGCACCAGCAATAAAGGTTTGAACCTGTCTACGATTGGACGAATTCAAGTCAGCGACATTGTCCGAGTCATTAAGACTTTGTAAAATAGTATTTTTAGCCATGATAGATTATCCTCCTTTCTATAATGCTTGTGTAGTAAAAGTAACGATTCCATGAGAAGCGAGATGTTGAGTAGTCAACTGAGTACGGCAAAGAATGTTTGCAGAACTGGCAGCATAACCACTAATCTTTTGCATATCGCCAAGCGCAAAGAAAGCGTCTGAATCAAAGTATGCGTCAAACATTTTAGAGTTCAACAGATACGCATGAATATAAGCGGTGGGTGAGATTGCTGCACCAGTGTCAGAATCATAAGCCAGAAGACCACTGGCTCCACCTGAAACCATAAAAGGTTCTACATAACAGGCTGCACCATTGAACATAAGAACAAGTTTTCCTACCATATCTTTCTCAGCAGACACGGAAGTGTAACGCTCTTGGGCGGTGAGTTCCTGCTTGTATCTCTTATAGCCAGTGGGAGACATAAGAATAATATCAATCTGTCCATCAGGAGCATAGATTTGAGATTGAATACAAACATCAGCCAAAGCCTCAGAAATACGATTGGAAGAAACATCATAAGTGGTGTTTACCGATACCTGATTCTGCCATGAAGACTGGAAACTGGTCTTATCAATATTGCCTACAGTATTATCCTGTCCACCAAAGGCTTTGGCATCGAACCAGCCATCAGTACCATTGTAATAAAGAGACTCAAGGTTATCGAGAACAGTGGAACTATTAGCGACTACCTGCTTTTCCCACTCACGCCTCATCATACCAAGGACAGACTTAAGCCTTGCACTCAGAATATTTACCAATGCTCTCTCACCTTTATTTGAAAGAGACTCAGTATCAGTAAGAACTACTGGAGCAACAAAGTCTGTCCACTTCCAGTTAGCGGTTCTGAGAGGGTCTTTCACTGCAAGCGAGATTGCTTCGTATCCACTCTTAAGATTGGTGATACTGGAGTGGTCAGTAAGAATAACAGGGGCATCAATATAAGAACCACCTGAGATTTTTTGTACATTGCCATGTCTCTGCACGGCTTCTAAAAGGGGGATGGATTTAAAAGTATTATCTACTTCTTTGTCACGGAGAATTCGCAGTGTACTTGCGAGAATGTCGTGTTGGACTCCCGTAACTGTTACGTTTGAAACGGCCATAATAATTACCTCATTGTTAATATATGACTTCTCTCTATAGTAGAGAGATTTTTTAAATTAAAATATACTTGGGTCTGCGTATCCGTGACGGGCAGTTTTGTTAAACAAAGCGTATCCTTCATAGGGTCTTCGTTGTTATGAGTATAGCGCAAAAATAATAGAAACATTTTTCTTATTTCCCCTGCGACTTTAAAGCGGAATAGATGTCCCATGCTGACATTTCTTTCAGATTAGAGGGAACAGTAGAAGCAGACCTTCGGCTACCAGCACTTGTTAAAGAAGCCAACCTTCTCTTTCTATCTCTGACTGATTCTGATTCAGCCTTAGAGATATGCTTTTGTGCCTCTGCTCTTTGTCCTCTCACTACCCAATAGGCAGTCTCTAAATCCATAGCATCGTTGGACAATAAAACGGTTTTGACATCGCCTCTAAACTCATCATCACTTCTTAATTCAGGATGGCTATCCATAAAAGTATTCACCTTCTGCTTCGCATGCGACTTCTGTTGCTGCTCGGCTATAGGTTGTAGTAATGATTCAAGTTTTTGAGCCACGATTTTATTAACATATTTATCAAAAGACTCTGCATCGAAGGGGTCAAACTCTCCTTCTGTTGATGCTACCTCTTTCAATTTCTGCATGGTATCAGATTTTAAAAGAGATTCTGTTTGAGCCTGTACTTTCTTTCTTTGTTCAGCGAGAGCCTGAGTCTTCCTTGTATAGTCAGACCTTAGACTTCTCATAGCCCTCTGTACTTCGGGCGGTTGGTTCTCTATTACAGAGTCCCATGATTCTCCTTCTCTTAGAGTCTCGGAGTTTATTTCTTTTTTTTCTTCTTCAGTTGCCTTCTCGTATCGCTGGTCTTCCTCATGTTTTAAAAGAAGTTTCTCAATCCTTTGGTCGTAGTCATCACCATAATAAGGTGCGCTCTTATCGCCCATTAGGGATACGGGTTGACCAACATCGTTAGTCTCTGTAGTTGTTGTCTCTACAGACTGGTCTGTGCCAGTGTCCTGTGGAGTTTTATTGTCCATTTTTAAACCATCCTTTCTGCAAATAGTGCATCTGTTTCTACCGCTTCTTCAGGTGAAGCGATAACCTCTTCAGGGATTTCTTCTTCCCCTGTTTCAAGCAAAGCAATCTGCTCACTTAAAAAATTATTAAAAGTTTTATCTTTAGAATATCCTTCCAATCTTCCAGCCAACATCTCTAATCCTCTGTCATCGACTGCTTCTTCAAATGGAAGTGGGTCTAAGCCAGCAGCCATGGCTGCTTCAGATACCATAGATAACTGACGAATAAATTCTTCGGGTAGTGGGCCTTCTATATCCTCATCAAAAGATGGGTAAGGCTCTATATTAAATAGTGGTAAAACTTTATTTATACCATCTACAAGGAGATTTAAACTCTGTATTGAGTAACTCCCTGAAGGTATAGACATTTCTACCTGTTCTGTAATGGCGGTATCCATCTGTTGTCCAGCCTGTTGTAACTGTGCTGGTTCCACAATGGGTTCCTCATTCGCTCTATCGTAAAGTGGCATTATCAACCTCCTGTATAAACTTTTTAGGGTCTGCCTTAAATCTTTTTATTTCTTTATTATGCTCTTCTGCTTCGGCTATTTGTGCATCAACTCTGTCGTCAGATACCTCATCGGGTTCCAACTGCCTTACGCCTTTCTCTTTCATAACTTTCTTTCTATGGCTGGCACTGGCTATATTACAGCCAAGTCCTCTGTCATAATATGCACCGTTCCAATCTCCCCATGAAGAATGACGGGCGAAAGCAGAGAGTATTTTTATTAAATATTCCCCACACTCAGGACAATACTGCGGAGTCTTTCTCTTATCTACAGAGAGAATGAACTCATGCAACCGATTGCACGGCTGACACTGGTATTCATAAATAGGCATCAGTATATTCCTCCTTGACCTTGTGGTAAGAAGGGTTCCACATCCTGTGGAGAAGCACCTTTACCTTGCATGATTGGCATATCAGGGGGAACTTGGGGGGATTGAACACCTGAAGGTGATGGTTGTGGCATCTCAGCATCAGCAGAAGAAGTGACTTCAGGGAGGAGGGATTCATCTAAATCGAATAGACGGATTATTTCTTTTAAAATCTTTTGTGGTGGTACTCCCATCTGTGCCAGCATCTGTGTAAGATTCATAAACTCTGACTTCTTTATTGCTTCTGAGATTGGAGTAGACCCTGACTCTTGTGCAAAGAATCCAAAGTCTCCATCTAAATCTTTGTAAGAGATGGGTTCAGGCTGACCATTTAATAAAATAATATCTGTGTCATCACCTAAGAAAGTCTTCATCATAGAGATATAAACCTTTGCGGTATTCTCTATCGAAGCGTGTAACTCTCTCGCACATCTTCCTTGCTCAGTAGAGGAATAAGATGCTAACAGTAATGCTTCTGTAGCCGTAGTATTAACTGCTTCACCACGAGTAAACGCTGCTTGCAAAGAACCTTTTGCTAAATCTTCCTGAACATTTTGGAAATAATTTTCTAACTCAGTTGGTACTGGAGAGTGTGGCATCGGAAGAATAGATGCTTGTAGTGTTTGGCCTTGGGATAACTGGACTTCTATAAACTCTCCATCATGGCCTTGTGCTATCTTTGACAAAGCAATGTCATCATATACACCTTTCTCTACAATCCATTGTCGTGCTGACCTTCTGACCATAGAGGCTTGATATGTTCTAATGACATTAGTCTCTACGATTTGGTCATAGATTCTTCTTAAAGCAGAGTATCCTCTCAATGGAAGTTCGGGCATACGGGAAAAATATAGAGGGATTATTGGAGCAACTGGTTGGTTGGCTCCATCAGTAAAAGGAATCTCATTAAACTTTTCTGTATTTATATTATCCTCTTCACCAACCTCTATCTCTATCCCATCCTGTAACCACTTACTGCCACCGTTCCAGTCGGGTGACCATACATAAAATTTATTTTTATCTATAGCATAGACTTCGACAATCTCTACATAGTTAAAGACTGACAGTGACTGCTCTCTATCTGCGTCATAAGACCTGAAGATAGACTGGCCTTCTCCCTCATCAGTATCATCAAGGAATCTTCTCATTGGCTTTATGCCGAATCTTTTATTTCCAAATCTTTCCTTCGCTTCTTCTTCTCTTATGTAATATCTGTGGGCTACGAATGATTGGTCTGTCCAACTGGCTCCATCTAAATCTACAATACAATCCCAAGGAGCAACTACACTGGCCCTTACTCTTTTAAATGGGTCGGGGTTAGCGGTATAAGAAAGTTTTAAAAAAGCATTTGGATATATAAGAGCCAGCCTTGATACATCTTCTAAGACTGTACGAATCATTATTAAAAATTCATTGGCTAAAGACTGTACCTTTTGTGGTACTCCTCTTCCCCTCAAATCAGCCTTCACTACAACAGCAGGATTACGGGCATAAAGACTTGCAATAAAACCTTCTACATATTCGTAGGCTCTCGGTACTTCTATTAGAATCTGAGATGGGTCAGCAGTCTTATCCCAATATCTATTAGCGTAAACATTACGCAGTCTCCTCATCTCTGCTCTTCGTCCATCCCAATAATTAGAATGAGCCTCATATAATTCTTTAAAAATCTTGGGGGTCATCGGGCCACCTGCCATGGAATAGCCTTACTCATTATATTATTTCTTCTTCGTTCTGATATAAGTGAATCCATTAAATGCTCCCGCTTAGAATGTATCTGATACTTGGGACAATCTCTCAACGCTCTATAACATAGAGCGAGACTCATAGCGAGGTCATCGTGCATACCTTTCGGTGCTTCAGGTGCTATCTTTTCTACAACTAAAGAATGTAATTCCAACAGGGTCACATCAGGTAATTTTAAAATCATATTGTTATGGATATACTCTCGAAGAATCTCATAGATATTTACTTTAGATGGTAGTGTTGTCGTCCAATCCTTTCTCTTCTCGGTGACCCATAGATTAGTGAAGCCATATAACCTGAGTCTATCTAATATTAAATGGCCGTGATTATTACTTTCAACCAACGTAAACGCATCGTTGTATTGGGATATTTTTTTATATATTATTTCTGCAAAAGCCGTAGGAGATTTACGGTTTGACCTATAGGTGTAGACCACTTGGTTGTTCATGGCTGAGGCTATCGTCAGTACAGAATAATCTCTGTTGACTCCAGCAGCCACATCTACTCCCGCAACATAAACATTATTTTCTTCAGGTGCTTCGAGAGTTATATCTTCTCCTCTCATGGCTATTGGTTCTATGCAATTCAGCGCATCGTTTGAGAAGAAGTTTGAATCACCGAGATGGAAAGCATCGTCTAATGATGCAGGATATTCTCTTCTAAAATCATCTATGCCAATGGTTCCAACTGTTTCTCTTCTCCATTGCAACTGATTATTATTTAAATTAAACTTCGCAATCAATTGCACTTCCTCTTCCGTAGGCTCAAAGTCTGATGGTGCTGGTGACTGATAAGCCTCATGCTCCCACCACCAAAAACATATTAAAGTCCAGCCATTATCGGGAGAGTTTATACACAACTGATGGAATATATCTCCTGCTTTATGCGGTGTAGATTCTATTAAAAGTTTTCCATCCTTGGGTAAGGTTGCGGTAGTGGCTGCCAATACTTTAGAAGGGTCAGTGTAATAGGCGAACTCTGAAAGGTGAGCAGATGTCAGAGAGAATGAGCGAGTACCACCCTTAGAGCCAGCGGTATAAGATGACAGTGTTGCACCAGTATCTGCAAACTTTAAGTCTGTAGTATTATTTATTTGTAAATCTCTTTGCATTAACTCAGGAAGACCATCGTAAAATCCTGCATCCATTCCCCTTAAATGTTTCGCGCTTCTATCATGAAAAGAAATAACGCCCCATTTCTCTGAGGCATCAGCACAATACGCTCTCCAAAAAGCATATGCTCTAATCAAGGTAGAGATACCAATCTGACGAGGCTTTAATATTATTATTTTATTTTTTAATTCTAATAATTTTAATAGCCGTGATTGTTCTGCGTTTAAATAAAAGGGAATGAGTTTCTGCGTCTGCTTATCCGTTATCTTTAAGAGTTTAAAAAAAGATAAAGGGTTCTCTAATATAGAGGAGAGTTGGCCGTGGTATTTCTTCGGTATAGATTTAGGCATATAGGGCATAGATTAAACAGCCCCCACTAATCTAAATGCAGACTCTAACTCTTCCATTTCTTTTTCTATTTCTTCCTCAACAACAGTATGATTGTGGGCATATTTTTCTATAACAAAGACCGCAGCCTTAACGACAGCGGGTTCATTCGGGGATTCTTTTATTATTTTTTCCAATCTATTGAGAGAGGTGAGGAGAAGAGAGTCCAATCGGGTTTTAATTTCTGCGCTCTCCACCTTCAGGTACTCAGGCTTTAAAAGATTTAAATGTTTTTTCTCTATCTCTATTGCAGTGATGAAGGCTGGTTGCTTTAACCATTTATAAATCGTAGACACACTGACCCCAATCTTATCTGAAACTTTTTGTTTAGATAATCCTTCAGCCAACAATCTCGCACCGTCCGATTGAGCGTAAGACAAAGAACTTTTCTTTTGAAATCCTTTTACGCCATCAGTTGCTGTATGCTTTGTGCCTGTTTTTCCTTTCAATCTTAATCTCTCTTTATTTATATCTATAATAAATAGTAGTTTAACGCCTATTTCTTCCCATTATTATACACATTTCTACGATTTTTTTCCATCTTTTATCTTTCTTTTCTCCATCTCACCAAGATAATTTTCAAATCTCCAATCGTGCTTGTCATATGTATATGTCTCCAGCAGTTTTACCTCGGCCAATAATAGATTAAATATTTTATCATCGGGGTATCTATCATTCAGCAACTCTAACTTTTTCCTCATCGTCATAAAGTAGATATATATCTGCGGTTTGGCTGCGGTTTTAAATGGCATTGTACCTACTGCATTTGTATTAGTAGAATAT